AACCTTAATGGACAGCAAGTATTCAATTGGTATAGACTCTATTTTAAGGTCCTTGAATACTTCGGGCCAGTGTGCAACCACCTCCTTAGGCAACATTTTTTTACGAAACTTAACCACTCCAGACACTATGCTCTACTTAGACTTTTTCTTTGTTGGCGATAAATCTTCTGCTTCAGCACGTAATCTTTTCGCTTCTTTGTACATACGATCAGCATCACTTCTCAATTGAGACGCTAATTGTTCGTCTGTCAAAGGTGCTTCTTTCGCCGCTGAAGATACATCTGATGAAGCAACAACTGTCGCTTCTTTGTCACCTTTCACTGCTAAATCTTCAACCTTAACTCCTTTTTGTTCAGCGATGATTTTGTTTAATTCATCTAACTGAATAGAAGTTGTTGGAGTTGGTGTCATGTGAACACTATCAGTTGATACTTTTTTCATAAAGCCACCTGTATGAAATTTGTTTAACATGAACTGACTATCTGGAGCCATTGTTCTTTGTAAAACTTCATATAGTTCAAAAGACTTCTGTCCTTCGTTGCTTTCAACTGTTTGTATTAATGCATCATGATCTAATGGATCAAGTTTTGCTGTCTCTATGACTACTGCTGATTTAGAATCACCTGGTAGTGTTCTATAAGCAACAACAACTTTTGCTCCATCTGTTAATTTACCTACGTGTTTCATGTCAGCCATTATTTTGCCTCCGCTGGTTTATCACCTTCTGGTGTTTTATTGGCATCTTTTTGAGACTGTTCAACAATCTTTAAAAATGCTTCTAGTTTATTATAAGTTGCACCCACCATTGCCATTTCGTTGGCTTTGAATGCTCCTCTTTGACTTGCAACGTCGATAATTTGTTTAAGGACGTTTAAGTCTTGAACAGTAAGTTCTGCTCCAGCACCTGCTTGAACTTTTGGTGCCGCACCTGCTACATCTTTTCCAACTACTTGATCTTGAGTTGGAGTTGTGGCAGTTTTTGTTTGGTTTGTATCTGTCATTTTAAAATGCTCCTTTATTTTTGTATACAGAAGTATTTAATAACGTTTAATGAATGGGCAACTAAGATTGAATATTGAAAGTTCTTTTGGATTTTCGAAGCCTACCAAAATTTGGTTTGATATTTTTCCGTTTACATCTACATCTAAATGTTTACCAATATAAAATCTTCCTTTTAAATTTTCTAAAATCCATTTTTCTAAAAGTTCTTGGTTATCATTCCAATCGAAATTTAATTTTAGATATTCTAAACCTTTGGGTTTTTTGGTAAACTGTCTACAGTTGAAATAATTTAACGGGTTTATTTGATTAGTTTTTGAAAACATTATTCATAATGAACAGTAGTACCAAAAGGTGCTTCCATGTTCTTATCGTGGTGACCATTTATAACAAATACAGTATCGCAATAATCTTCTTCACCCCAACCATCCCATGTATATCCATCTGTAAACATTATGAATTTTTTAGGAACAATGTCGTTTTCTTTCATGTATTCCCAATTAGCCTGAAAATCTGTACCACCACCACCAGCAATCTTGTACGAATCTAACGACTCACCAGATGCGTTGTAGTCTTGTTCATTGTGTACATCAGTGTCGAAACACCATATTTTAATATTGTAATCTTTGTATTGATCCATAATACTCTGTACTTCACCTAAGAAATCTTCAACCTGTTGATTCATAATAGATCCTGATGTATCAATTGCAATACAAATATCTATTGTGTCATCGTAATTTGTTCCTGGAAGTATTACTCCTGAATTCCAACCTTTTCTACTAGGTCTTGCGAATGTGTAATCATTTTTAATTACACTTTGAATCTGTTGTTGTAATAACTCTCTCCAGTTCATTTTAGGCTCTGTGAACTCTTTGATAATTCTTTCAATCTCTGCAGGACAATTACCAGCACCTGCCGCCTGTGCCGCCGACATCATGCTTTCTTTAATTTCATTTTTAATCTGTTCCATTTCTTCTTTTGAATATGTAGGACCTTTCTTCTTATTCTTATTGTCCTTGTCATCTTGTCCACCACCACCTGTGCTTTCGCCTTTTTCCCAATCAATGTGTTCGTCTAACAGTTTACCTAACTGTTCCATTTGCTCTTTACCTTTTTTGTAAATGTCATCATACACTGCTTCAGAAGACCAACCATCGTATTTCCAATCTTGGAATATTTGTACTGCTTTTGGTTTGTCACCAATATTATCTCTAACCAAAGTATTGTTCACAATGTAATCACAAGCAATATTATGAAGTTGTGGATCTCTGTCTTCTCTTCTTGTCATATGATCAAATACACAATGAAGTATTTCGTGTGCTATAACGAATTCAATTTCTTTAGATGTCATCTTGCTGAAAAACTCTGTGTTAAAAAATAAGTTTCTACCATCAGTTGCGGCAGTTGGACACCACTCATCACACTCTTTAATCTGTAATCTTGTAGCCATGTTACCAAAAAACGGATGTCTTAATAACAGTCCTACTCTAGCAACCACAATTTTATCAATAACTTCTGCTCTAAGGTGTTTTAACTCTTCTGGACTTAATTCTTTTTTTTCTATCTCTAAAGTGTCTGTGTTCATAATACTATTATACTTTCTTTTGGTAAATTAGTCAACTCTTTTTTGGTATAGGGCACCGGTAAAAAGTGCCCTATATTCAACACTATTATTTGATGCTTTGAGCGGCAGTAATATATTTGCCGTATTTTTCGTGGAATTCATCAAAACATTTGACAGCATCAGGATCAATCGGTAATTGATACTGAGTTAATGCCATCTTGATACCCATAACAACAAGTTCTGTATCAAAATTATCCATCATAAATCTAAGAAATTTATTAACTTTGTCATTAAACTTCTTATCTTTTTTGTCATTTGCTTCTTTGAGTTCATAACATAGTGAAACCGTAAGCGAGTACATTGCTGATATTTCTTTCGATTTCAGTTCTGTTATTTTACCTTCAAGTATGTCTGAAGGATTAGGTAACTGTGAAGCCACCTTTCTGTGAGCCATGAACTTAACTGCAAGTCCTTCACCCACTGCACCACTGACCAAGTCAGTTATAGTGTTTTCATCTAAATCATCTGAAAGTAATTCACTCACAAATGACCAAGATCTCGGAGTAGCAAACGACCTACTTGGTGATTTAGGATCAAAGTCGTATAGGTCCTTCTTGCTAAAAGTTAGATATCCAACAACGTCTTTGTTCACATTGTTAGCCACTGACCATTCAAACCAGTCTTCAAACTCTGCTTTCATTTCTAAGTGGATAAATCTGTTTGCCAACGGAGCAGGCATTCTGTATACAACACCTTTGTCTGCCTCTCTGTTACCAGCCGCTACAATCAATACATTGTCAGGCAATTCATATTGACCTACTCTTCTGTTTAATATAAGTTGATAAGCCGCCGCCTGTACTGAAGGTGCCGCAGAATTCATCTCATCTAAAAACAATATCATATGCTTATGTTTTTTAGCCAATGCCTGTGTAGGCAATTCTGACGGACTTGCCCAAGTCATATTGTTTTCTTTAGAATTGTAATAAGGAATACCTTTAATATCTGTAGGCTCCCATAAACTTAATCTAATATCAATTACTTTGGCATTGATATCTTTACCAATTTGGTGAATAACATCTGATTTACCAATACCTGGGCCGCCCCATAAAAATATTGGTCTTTTGATTTTTAATGCGTGTAAGATACTTGCTTTTGCTTTATTAGGCGAAAGTTGTCTGCTTGTAAGACCAGCATCTTGTGTTTTACTTTGTTTTACCATTTTGTACTCCTCGTTAATTTGTTGTTATACTTAATAATACATTCTGGTAGTTCAAAAGTCAACCGCGAAGAAGTCAAGGTTTATGCGGGTTCTAGCGTCTGTGGATAACTTATTCTGATGTTTCTAGCCTAGAAAGTGCTTTATTGATACCATATTTTCGAATATCTCCAGAAAACAGCATTAATTCCATTGCTTTCTTTTCGTTGGTAACAATTACACCATCATCTGCTAGGTAGTAAGGACAGTTTATATATTTGTCTAGGAATATTATAGTTTGAGTGGTAAGATTAAAATCAATAGGAAATGGTACATCATATGTTTGTAGTTGTAACTTTTCTTTAATAAACTCCAAACCAGCATCAGTCAATCGTAAACCTCCTGAACCTTTGTCCCTAGTGTTCTTCCACCAAGTTGGCATATACTCTTTTAGAGTGTTTTCGCTGATACCTATTTCAGCCTGTTTTAAGAATATTTTGGTGTAGGTTTCTTTCCAGTTCATTTTTCACTGACAGTTTCACCCTGGGTCAATTTGACCACTGTGAAGTCTTCAGTGTTGAACATGGTGTTCAATTTCTTCGCTAGATTGAATGCGTGTCCAGGATTTGAAAACGATACTTTTTTGTATTTTGGACCCGGGTAGTTATTCAGCATATTTGCTGATTTTAAATTGAATGGTTTTTGTTTGTAGAATACTGCCCATATACCTTCAGCCGCAAGTACCTGTTCGCTCTTGTAAGATTTGCGATCAGTGAATTCCAGTAAAATAGTCGGTTTAGGTCTACTCATGTTATATGAGTATTTATCTATTTTATGGTAGTATTAAAGATTACCGCCGTCTACTTTTATTTCGATTGCTTCGGCTTCAGTGGTAGTTTTTTGTGTCATTAGACCCTCATAGTTACCCGCTAAACGGGCCAACACTGTTGCTAGGCTATACGTGACTTGCTTGGCTGTGTTGATGTCTAAACGCACTTCTTTTTGGTTGCTGAGGTCAGCACCTTTAACTTGTTGTATAAATTGTTGTAAACTGGCTGTGTTAATAGGTTCGTTTGTTGGCATTGCTTAACTCCGTTTTCATTTCTAATGATGTTCTAAATGGGCCTTTAAAAGGATAACTGTCCAATGTTAATAATTTAGGACAATAACTTCTTACCCAACCTTTTTCAAACTGAATAACATAGTATCCAGCACAATATAAACTTTTTGATTTTTTACTTTTATTAAACAAAGGTAATTTACGTTTTACATCAAACACCATATTATAAGGTTTAAACTTTGACGGATAATCATAAACTGAATTATCTTCATTTTCTTTTTCTTCTTTTGGAGCACTGATTGATGAACCCCACATCCATTCTCCATTAAAATTCTTTTGGAGTTGTTGTTGAGTGTCGAATATTCTAGTACCATCGGAACAACTAAACATATATCTTCTATCTTCTTGTCTACATATCGTTCCTACTTTTTCTCCATCAGATTCTAATATCCAGAATCTGTTCTCTAATATCGGCTTTGCAAAAAATTTATTTGTCATGCTGTCGCCTCCTCTTTAAGTTTATATTTTGCATTTAATGGTTCTGCATATGTTTGTGGGTATTCTGCAATTTTTTGCATATCCCATTTAGCACAAAATTTTATTAATTTTAATCCTACTTGTTCAACAGTTTTAGGTTTAACATTGTTGATAGTATCCTCAATCAATGTTCTTATTTCCTTAGGTTGTGCTGTCAAGTCACACAAGGTTACATTTCTTTGAAAGTCTTCCATAACTCTATGCTCGTCGCCGTTATGGTCAACCCAACGTTGTAGCATCATGTTATTCCAGTTGTATCCTTTAGAATCTCTGTCTTCGAATGCATCTTGTAAACCAACCTTCTTTTTAGTTCCTTTTGTTCTAACACCAGGATAAGCACTGAATACATTATCAGCAGTATCGCCTCTCATACATTTTTCAAACAATAACCATTGAGGATTAGGTGCAGGTTTTTCTTCTTTAGTCTTTTTATCTATTACTCTATTTCCTTTTGCGTCAAAATATCCTTCATGAGTGATTGTAGTTTCAGTTATGCCGTTATACTGACATACATTAGGAGCAATCAATTGAGCAAAGTCTCCATCTGTTGAAACAAT